CGGGCGCAGGCGACGGCGGTGGCGATGCGCGCCATCGCCGAGCCCGGCGAGCGGGCCGCGCGGAGCGACGACGGGGACACGTACTATGTGCCCGGCGACATGACCTACCGCGAATGGGCGGAGCAGCACGCACCCGCGGCCGTTGAGCCTGCCAGGGCGGATGTTCCGAAGCCGGCGGAGCAGCCGAAGGTGACGACGCTCGAGCGGCCACGGAAGACGGCGCGCGAGTTGATGGACGAGTTCCGGGAGGATATCGACGATTACTACAAGTCTATCGTGACCGTCGAACCCGACGTCACGGAAACTGTAAAGAAAACTGTTACAGAATCCGGCGGTGAAATGGCCGGTCTTGATTTCCGGATCAAAGCAAAAGACTCTTTCATCCGCAAAATAACAACTGACCTGGAGCATGATTTAAAGATCAATCCGGACCTGACGCCGATGGACGTGGCACGTTCGATCAATGACGTGCTACGCTATACGGCGGTGACAGACCCGGATCGATATTTTGCCCTTTACACGACGGTGATCATGACGCTGATCAACGAAGGGCATACGCTGCGAAAGGTCAAGAACGCATGGAAAGACGCGCAGAATCCGTACAACGGCATTAACGTCGTGCTGGTATCGCCGGATGGCATCACATATGAACTGCAGTTCCATACGCCGGAGAGCTTCGATCTCAAACAAAACAAGCTGCATGAACTTTACGAGGAATACCGGTTGTCTACGACTTCCAAGAAGCGTAAAATGGAACTGTGGGAAGAAATGATGAAGTTGGCTAATGGAATCAGGAAGCCTCCGGGTGTTGACAAAATTAGGTGAGGAGGTCGGTGCGGATGGTGCAGTATTATGCAATAACCAAATATGGTATGACAAAAACGGCGCCGTTCGCGCTCGTCCGTTTCAAAGAAGGCATATTCGAAATCTTTCGAAATGGGAACTGGGAAGAGACTCGGCAGTTTGATGACATTCTTATCGGCGAATTCAATGACTACGAGATCATTACTGATGATGAAGCGAAAGCGATCCAGCAAAAGATGATGGCACGAATCACTTGAAGCACTCCCGCAAGTATGCGAGGGTGCTTTTGTTTTGCACAGAAAGCGAGGTGATGCGATTGGCTGTCGGGCAATATCGGCGCAGCACGATCTGTGAGGCCATCCAGTTTTTATCGACCGATCAGGTGCAAGAAATCATTGATTTCGTCGGGCTGCCCATTCAAATCGAATACGATAAGGCCGGCGATATCAAGTTGCGTGTAATTCGCGGTCCGCTCGAAGTGGTTGTCGCTCATATTGGCGATTATGTTGTAAAACATCAAAATGGCAAGCTTGAGGCCATCAAGCAGGCCGAATTCGAGGAACTGTACGAACCTGTGGGCTTCGGATGAGACTTCCGGGGCCCATTTTCTACCCACGGCCGGGGTATATCGGCCGGGCACCATCAGCGGATCGAACCGCTATACAAATTCGGAGGGTGATCTATTGTGGAATGGTTGAAGGAACTGTTGAAAAATCTGGGGATTTCGGAATCGGACGTCGAGAAAATCGATTCGGAGATTCGAAAGGAACTGCCGAAGCACTTTGTCCCGAAAAGCCAGTACAATGACGTTTCCGAAGCCCGGAAGCAGGCCGAGGAAGCGCTGAAAGAGCGCGACAAACAACTGTCCGAGCTGAAGAAGGCCGCCGAAGGCAATGAGGAGCTGCGGAGGCAGATCGAAGAGCTCCAGCGGCAGAACAAGACCGCCGCTGAACAGTATGAGGCTAAGCTGCGGGACATGACAGTAACAACAGCCATCAAGCTGGCGGTAGCCGGCCAGGTACATGATCCGGATCTGGTGGCCACGCTGCTGGACAAAACGAAAATCGAGATCGACGAGAGCGGCGCGATCAAAGCTGGCCTCGACGACCAAATCAAAGCCCTGCGAGAGAGCAAGGCTTTTTTGTTTATCGAAAAGCAAGACAAGGGACCGCAGTTTAAAGGTGCAACGCCGGCGGAAAGCCGGGATTCCGGCCCAGGCGGTGGGATCAAAAACCCGTGGGCAAAGGAAACGTTTAATTTGACCGAGCAAGCCCGTATTCTCCGCGAGAATCCGGAGCTTGCAAAACAATTACAGTCCATTGCTGGAGGTTGATAAAACATGACAGTAAAAATTTCTGATGTCATTGTTCCCGAGGTGTTCAATCCGTATGTTGTCCAGCGGACGATGGAACTGTCCGCGATCTTCCAGTCTGGAATCGCGCAGCGGACGCAGGAATTTGACCGGTTGGCCAGCCAAGCCGCCAAGACGGTGAACATGCCGTTCTGGGGCGATCTGACCGGGGAGGATGAAGTCCTTTCCGATACCGGCGCCCTGACACCCGGCAAGATCCAGGCAAACCAAGATGAGGCCGTCATCCTGCGCCGCGGCCGTGCATGGGGTGCGAATGATCTTGCCGCAAACCTGGCCGGTGACGACCCGATGCGGGCGATCGCTGATTTGGTGGCCGCGTACTGGGCTCGCCGGTATCAGGCGGCACTCGTTTCGACGCTGCAGGGCGTATTCGCATCGTCGAGTATGTCGGCGCTGGTGCATGATATCAGCGGGCAAACCGGCGAAGCGGCTGTCATCAGCGCCAAGACGACCGTCGACGCTGCTCAGAGACTCGGCGACGCCAAAGCGCAACTGACGGCCATCGTCATGCACAGCGCGACGGAGGCGGCGCTGGCCAAGCAAGATCTGATCGAATACGTGCAGCCGTCCACCGGCTCGATCGAAGTTCCGACCTTCCTCGGCAAGCGCGTCATCGTCGATGACGGTGTACCGTACGATCCTGATACAGGTACGTACACAACGTATCTGTTCGGTCCCGGGGCGGTTGCTTACGGTGAAGGTAATCCGGTTGGCTTCGTACCAACGGAAACCGATCGCGATTCGCTGGCTGGCGAAGATTATCTGATCAACCGCCGGACGTTCATCCTGCATCCGCGCGGGGTGCGCTTCACGTCGCAAAGCGTGGCTGGTGTATCTCCGTCGAACACCGAACTGGCAGACGGTGACAACTGGACGCGGGTGTACGAGCCGAAGGCGATCCGCATCGTCAAGTTCGTCCACAAGATCGCGTAATGGTGGTTGAGATGAGCGTTACAGCATTTAACCGCCGCAGGCGCTTGCTTGCGGCGGCCTCCCACGCGGCCCAGAATCGCCCCGTGGAGGCCGAGAAGGTGTCGGCAATGGTAAAGGACTCTTGCGCGTCTGTCGAGGCCGAGAGCAGGCAAAGCGGCGCCCAGAAGGCCGAGGAAGGTGGGCGGAAGAATGGAAGAACGTCTCGTAAGGCTCAAAATGCTTCTGGGGATCGAGGGGACGAATGAGGACGACCGGCTGACGTTCATCCTCGAATCCACCGAGCAGAAAATCCTGAACTACTGCAATATCAAGGCGTTGCCTGCCGAGCTGGAAAACGTGCTTGTCGAAATGGCCGCTGACTTCTACGATGCGTCCGATGGGGTGCCATCCAGCTTGCAGATCGGAGATACGTCCGTGCAATACCGGCGCGACGAGGACAGCATCATCCGGGAGTACAAGGCTCAACTGCATCGGTTCCGGCGGGTGGCGTGGTCATGAGGCTTGCATACGAATCGCACCGGCGGAAGATCGAACGGCTGTATGAGGACCGGGCTTCGATCAGTCGTTACGGAGAGTACACCGATCCGCATACGACCGAAACGAAGCTCGGTCTTTCTCTTGTTTACGAGAACGTGCCCTGCCGTCTTTCTAGGATTGCGCTGGCGACGAACAGGCAATCAGAGACAGTGAACGAGATTTTTTATGAAACAAAACTGTTTGTTGCGCCTGAATACGAAATCCGGCAAGGCGACGTGATCGAGGTTACGCTGGGAACTGTCAAGCGCATTTACAAGGCTGGCGAGCCTGTCGTTTACTCGACCCATCAGGAAATCAGCCTGCAACGAGAGGAGCGTGCCTAAATGGCGAAGTATCGAAAGAAGCCAGTTGTAATTGAGGCACATCAACACAAAGCCGACGATACGAAAGCAACAGCAGAATGGGTCGAGAAAGTCAGCGGAAAATCGTGGTGCGAAGTGTTGCTATTCGATATACAAGGACGAGCTGTTATAAAGACGCTCGAAGGTGTCATGATAGGCGATGACGGGGATTACATCATTCGAGGTGTGAACGGCGAGTTTTACCCGTGCAAGCCGGACATCTTCGAGAAAACCTACGAGTTGGTGAGGTAAATGTCCAAGTGGGGTAAGTTCGACTTCTCCGGACCGCGACGGCTGGCCGAGGCGTTCAACAAGGCGCTGGACGAGCGCGTGATCGAGCGGTTTATGCGTGACTTCCTGCTGGAAATGGCGTTCCGTGCCGAGCGGAAGATCAAGAAGCGGACGCCAGTGAATACCGGCTATCTGCGGCGGAATTGGCAAGTCGGCAGGGTGGAACGCCACGGTAATGCGCTGGTGGTGGAGATTTACAACCCGGTTGATTATGCCAGCTTCGTCGAATACGGCTTTCGCGCCCACTGGGTGCCCGGCTACTGGAAAGGCAAGTCGTTCGTGTATGACCCGAACGCCAAAACTGGGATGTACGTCGGGCCGAAGGGCGGATGGGTGCCCGGTCGATTCATGGCGACCATTTCCATGCAGGAGATCGAGCGCGAATTGCCGCGTTATCTGGAGCGTCGGGTAATGGAGCTATTGGAAGGTATTATGAATGGCAGGCCGCCGAGGAAGGGGTGA